AGGCGCTTGCGCACCTTGTCGGAATACTCGTCCATCTCCTCCTCGGATAACTCCATCGGGGGTTTGGTACGTTTTTTTCCTTGGTCTTCTTCAGGACGGTCACTAACGATTTCAATTTCAAACTCGTTGTCGTTAGTTTTTGCTTCAGTTTTTTTGCGCTTGGCTTCTTCTTCCGAAGCACGCCCCGCAATCTTTAACGAAAAGCTACCGTCCTCTTTTTCCACAAAGTCCGTTTTGTCCGACACCTTATCGGGGTCTGGAAACTCAAACTCAACTTTTTGTAGTGCCATCAATTACTCCTTAAGCACGCGTTACGCCACGCGGGTCGGCAACAACAGCCTCAACAGAGTCGTCGTTCATGAGACGGTACTCCACACCATTTACGCTGACACGAGTGCCAGAGTACGAGGGGAACACCACATAGTCGCCTACCTTGCACCAAGGGCCATTAGGGAAGCGTGTCGTATCGGTATAGGCTTGTGCGCCCATATCAATAACCAAACCAACAGTAGACATGATGCGTTCTTCGTGCATCATCTTCTTCGATTTGACCAGACCCATTTCCCCTAGAGTTTCCTCAATTTGCGGTAGCGCGATTAGCAACCGATAACCGACAGGCATTGGAAGCTGGGCTTCTATTTCATCATCGGTAACGGCGGTTTGGACTTCATCAGTCATTGTCATCTTCTTCCATTTGTGAACGCGAAAGGTCTTTCGTGGTTTGGATAGCAAGCTGGAGACCCCGAATCCTGCCTACTACTTCCCGGTATTCAGCGAAGTCTTTAGCCCCGCCGTTTACCAGAAATAGGGTTGAAGAGGCCACATCCTCTTCATGTTTCATCAAAAGCACGTCAAAGACGGATTTGGCCATGTGTTACTCCTTTTTGCCCGGCGCTTTGGGCGTTGCTAGAACCTTCAACGCGTCAAGTTTCATGCGTTGCTGGGCTTGGGACTCTTGCGACTGGATGCGAACACCTTCCTTTTGTGCCTCGATCTGCACGCGATCTTTTTCCATAACAAGTTTTGCTGCGGCAATCTCGGCATCGGTCTGGTCTTTCTGAACCTTGCGAGAAACCTCCATCTCCTGCACCTTGACCTTGGCCTGCTCCAACTGGAACAGAGGGTCTGCGGCCTGCTGCTGGGCTTGTTGCTGTGCAGCCTGTTGCTGGTGCTGCTGAGCCAACTGCTTGCCACCGTCGGCAATGAGCTTGGACAACTCGACCTCGATGTCGTCGGGCAGCGGCTCGTCTGGTGGCGGCAGGGTGACGCCAAGGCGTTCTTCCATCTGCTTGCGGTAGCTGAACCCAAGGTGCTCGGCGATGTGCGCCTGTAGCGAGGCCATGATTTGCTGCGCCTGTGGATTCTGGCCAATCGTCGAAGCAATCATCGGGTCTTGCATGAACGACGTATGGGTGGCGATATGCGCGTCGTGATCTTGGTGGATGAACGCCTTCATGGGCTTGCCGACCAACGCAGACATGTTCTCGGACACCGGGTCGCGTGGCTTCTGATCTTCGCTTGTCGGGACAATCTTGTCCGCGTTCTTAATACCCAGCACCTCGATCATCTGCCGGTGCAGGTAGGGCAAGTCGTAAATCTGGGGTGCAGACTGCGACATCTGGAACACTGCTTGGTACTGCACCACACGCTGAGCCATCGTGCTGCTGTTCGGGTCGCTGACGGGGATGACATCCACCATCGCGTAGTCAGACTTGCGTGCGCGGGACAGCCCGGTCTCCGGCTCATATGAGTAGTCCTCGGGCGCTTCCTCGGCGATGATTTTCTTCAAGAGCTTGAACTCTTGCTTCATCGCATAGTGCACGCGGGCTTGTACTGCCGCCATGGGCTTGAGCGTGCGTTCCAGCAACGCCAACGTGGTGCCCACCGGAGCGTTAGCGCTCATGTCCGACACGTTCATGTCGCTGATTGCTCCGAGGCGACGGCCCTCTTCGGTAATACGCTGTAACAACGCAAGCAGCGTTTGCGATGGCTCCTTGTATGGGAGCATCATGATGTTGTCTTTGATCGACCCGCTTGGCACGTCCACGTCGCGGAACTCGCCGGGGTTAATCGGTGTGTCGTCACCCTTGACGCGCAGGCCACGGGCCTTCAAGCCGCCGGGCAGGTTAGACAGAGTGCCAGCGTCCACCAACTGGCGGATGATCGATGTGCCCGCACGGGAGTAGCCACCGATGATGTGGATGAGGCCGAGGCCATAGAAGCCAAACCCCGGCACATATACGTAGTGCACGAAGTGGTTGTTCTTCAGGCGCAGGGAGTCGTCTTCTTCCCAGTTACGGCGCACAGCGAGGACTTCCTCCGTCCCACGGTCAATAGTGATGACGTAGGGCTTGGGCAGTTCATCCTCCTCGTCGTCCACGCCCTCAATCAGCATGTCAACGCTAATCTCCAGCAGCGTGTACCGCTCGTCGTTCTGGATTGTGTAGCCGCCTTCTTCCGCCTTTTTCTTCTCCACATCTGTGGGGAATGACTGCGGGTCGCCAAGGTCAACGTCACGGTAGAACCCGCTGGCAATCAGCTTCTCCATCTCATTTTTAGTCTTGCGCATCACGTGGGTAATACGCTCTGCTGTGTCAATGTGTGACGCTCCATACGGCACCACCACATCCTCGGCGGGCAGGTAGACAGACGCTTGACGGCCAATCAGTGGGTCGAAGTACACCTTCTTGAACGCACTACCCGCCAGACCCAGCGAGTACAACATCCGCTCATGCTCGGGCCGGTACTCAACCATGCGCTCGGTCAACTGGTAGTTCATGTCGCTGCCTACGCGCTCGGCAGCTTGTTCTTTCTCCTTGGTAACCTTACCCAAGATTTTTGTCTTGACAGGCCCGGCAGCGGGGAACGTCTCACTCATGGTCTCCGCTTGGAACCGGATAGCTGCCTCGGCCAGCACCGTGGAGTACACACCACAGGCGTCGTCCCATGGCTCGGTGCGCTCCTCGTACTTAAACCCAAGCACCTCCAGACCTTTGACGAATGTGTCAGCCCAGTCTTTGCGGGCCACCATGTCAGCTTCGAATAACTCAATTAAGTCGCTGGCCAATGTGTTGAGCGCTCCCTCGTCGATGTGCTCCGCGAGGTTACTCTCGAAGTCACTCTCCTCTTCTTCGTCGGTAGCTTTCCCCATGAGAATCTCTGCACTGCCGTCTGGCAACATATTGACGATTGACCCGGTGTCCTCTTCCATCTCAATTTCAATCCCTGCACCCAAGCTGTCCAGCCCCTGCGGTGCGGAGTACAAGCCTTTACCTATTGAATCTGTTGCCATGATCTGTCCTTAGTAATACCCGCCTTTGCGGGATTTGAAATATCGAATCTCATCTGGCTCGTCGGAAGGTAGACGAATGAAACCCCCTTGGCGAAACCGCATCAGTGCCATTACTGTTGAGTCCACCAAGTCGTCATTGCTCATGAAGGGGAAACCTGCAATCTCCTCCACCACTTCTTCGGCCCATCTGGATTCAGGAACCCAACATAGTTTAGAAGCCACAATGTCCGCCACAGAGTTTAACCGTGCCAGCTTGTCGCCACTCCCCCTGTGCGGGGTGAACTCCCCCACGGGTATACCGGTGCGGCGCATCTCTTGATAAAGCTGAGTGCCCGCAGATTTCTTTTCCACGATAAACGCATCAGGCTCCCACTCTTTATATTCCTCAAACGCCAGCTTCTTGAGTTCAGGAAACTCAAGCCGTTTCTTTATGGAGTTGAGCAGGATGATGTTGTGCCGCTCCTCCTCTTCGTTGAGGAACACGCCCCATGTAGTAAGTGCCGTGAAGTCGGCACGGTTGTGAGTTTCAGCCGCAGCATCCAGCGACATGATGATGTACTCGCACTGGGGTGGGTCTTCCTTTGTCCATATCCTCCACCACTCCCGTTTGACGACCGACGCCTCTTCCGATGTGGGGTTCTGTTGAAACTGTGCGTTCCACTGGAACGTAGGCATGGACGCCTTGGTTCTATACAGCGCAGCGAGGTCAAAGAACTCTGGCCACAGGGGTTTCTCGTTGGCATCCCCCTGATTAAATATGGCTGGAAACTCGACGACTTCATACTGGTCGGAGCCTTCGTTCTTGGCCATGTCGGTGGTGACGCGCCCGGTCAGGTCATTCTGGTGCCACCTAGTCTGGACGATAGCAACGCGACCGCCGGGCATAAGTCGAGTGCGCGCACCGTACGTGAACCACTCGTATGCTTTGTCAAACACGTCGTAGTTACCATTGATGATGTCCTGCTCGTTATGAGGGTCGTCAACAAGAAGCAAGTCAGCACCACGGCCAGCCAAAGCAGAGCCGACGCCACAAGCGTAATACTCCCCTCCTGCGGTTGTGTTCCATCGGCCTGCGCTTTTTGAGTCTGAGGCGAGTCCGACGTTGGGGAAGATGAGTCTGTATTCATTTGAGTCGATGATGTTCCTGACCTTACGGCCAAAGTCCACGGCAAGGTCAGTGGTGTGGGACACCATCAGCACCTTCTTATTAGGGTATCTACCTATAAACCAAGCCGGGAAATAGATACTGACAAGCTGAGACTTGCCATGGCGTGGTGGCATGTTTACGCAAATACGGTCTTTGTCCCCTACCGCGATCGCCATGAGCAAGTTGCCCAGCCTGCGGTGGTGTCTGCCTACTTTATAGTCAGGCTGCATGTGCTTGCAGAACTCAATCAGGTCGTCGTAGCACGCCTTGGCCACGCGCCGGGAGTCCAAAACATCCGCAATTTTGCTGATTTCTGCCTGTTCTTCAGGCGTGTACGCGTCCAAATTGTCCAGCATTAGCTGGATTTCCTCTTCCGAGAAGTCTCCAACTTGGGCTATGACGGCTTCAGTCATCAAAACTCTCGGTTTCCGGCTCGTATATAGCTGGTTCTAAGGGTGTATACACACTTTCGTGTAGAACTTCCGCCGGTTGGGGGGTGCTTAGGCCCATTTCGGCGTCCACATCAATGACATCACCCCCAATTTCGACCGCATTCTCTGGGTTTGTGGGTCTTTGGACGAGCCGCTGGAGTTTTGCACGGAGCCGGGCCTTCAATTCGTCGGTTGACTGGTGTGTAACCGTCACCTCGGAGCGTTCTGTGAACAGTCCCACGTCGGAGTGCTTGCCCAATAGCTCTAGTGCACGGATTCGTATGCGCGGGTCGGGGTTTTGGGACTCTTCCAGCAGCCGGTTGGTCACCGTATGACGCACCTCCAGCGCGTGGGTGACTACTGCTCTGCCGTACTCGTTCAAGTACGTGCGGATGTTAAGAAGTGATGCCGGTGTAAGCAGTGATGCGTGCACGTTTGATGCCGCAACGCTTGCAGTGTGTGGGTTGTTTGCATATGCCGTGGTTACCGCAGCCGCAACCTGTGCATCTTCCTCGTTGGGTGGCTCAACTTGCAGTCCATGTTCTTCCAGTAGCAAGATAGAACGACATGCAGCCTCCGCCCTCTCCCGTAAATCTAGGTACGGGATGTCAGGAAGAATCTCCACTCCAAATTCTGGCGTAAGTTCGATTGTCATCGTGTGCAAGTCCTTGTAGACCGATGCACGATAGTACATTATTTTTGGGTTGTGTCAAACATGACTACCGG